ACACTTAGCCCACTCCCTTCTGGGGGTGGGTTTTGTGCTATAATTTTAATATATCCATAGGAGGATAAATGGCAACAAGTGTCTATGAAGTCGTAGAAATTGAACTAATTGACGGTACAAAATTAAGTCTAAGACCTTTAAGAATTTCTCTATTAAGAGAATTTATGAAAAAGTTCCAAGGCTTAGAAAGTTTAGAAGTAGCATCTGATAATGATAAATCAATGGATTTATTGATTGATTGTATTCAAATTGCAATGCAACAATATAGTCCAGATTTGGCAACAGATAAAAAGAAGTTGGAAGATGTAATTGATTTACCAACAGTATACAAAATAATTGAAATTGCTTCAGGGGTAAAACTAAACGACCCAAACCTTCTAGCCGCAGCGGCGGCTCTAAGTGGTCAGAACTAGATCTTGTATCTATAGAGTCTGAAGTATTTCTTCTTGGTAATTGGAAAGATTACCAGGAATTGGAGGACAGTTTATCAATGCCTGAACTAGTGGCTATTCTCGAAGCAAAGAGAGAACAAGACCATATCACTAGAAAGTTTTCAGCAGCCCTTCAGGGTGTTGACATTGATAAAAACAAAGTTTCCAACAATGAGTGGGAAAGTCTCAAGGCTAAAGTTTATAGCAAAGGACAAACTACTAATCCAAATGACATAGTGGCGTTGCAAGGTAGTGCCGCAAAACGTGCTGGATTTGGAATAGGCCATGGCCTAGACTACGAGGTGATTAAATAGTGGTTGATGCACAGGCCAATATTAGGGTCAATCTTGATGCTGCCCAAGCCCTTGCAGAATTAAAAGCCTTAGAAAAACAAATACAATTTTTTAACAAAAGCATTATTCAAGGATCTGCACAAGCAAAAAGTGTGCAAAATGAATTTACTTCTAGTTTACTTCATAACATAAATGCTACTGGAAAATTTACTGCCTCAATGGGCAAGGTGCATACAGAAACTGAAAGATTTACAAACGCTCTTGAAAAAAATAAACTATCTGCTAGAGAATACTTTAGATATTCAATGGCTTCTACAAAAAGTTTTGGAAGGCTATTTGGAAAAGAATTTGGAACTATTACCAAGGTAGCAGAAGAAAGAGTAAAACAATTACAGGCTAGACATATAGAACTAGGTCGTGCTGCAGATGGAGCAATGAGATCTGTAAAAATTTTACCAAACTCTTTAGACTATTCAAAAGCAAGTACCTCTATGCAAATAGCAATACAAAAACAACAAATATTTAATAAATTATTAGATACTGGAACAACAAAACTTTTAAATTTTGGTAAAAATACTCAATGGGCTGGTCGTCAGTTGATGGTTGGTTTTACAATTCCTCTTGCGATTTTAGGATCTACAGCAATAAGAACATTTAAAGATATGGAAACTCAAGCCATAAGATTTAAAAAAGTTTATGGAGATATGTTCACTGCACAAGGAGAAACAGATGCTGCTTTAGAAAATATTAAAAGATTAGCAAATGAGTTTACAAAATATGGTATTGCAGTTGCGGATACAATTAAATTAGCAGCAGATGCTGCAGCAGCAGGTAGTTCTGGAAAACAACTTGAAGCCGTTGTGACTCAGGCTACTAAGTTATCGGTTCTTGGTGGAGTTGCTCAAGAACAGGCTTTGGATGCAACAATAGCAATTCAAAATGCTTTTAGGGTTACTGGTAAAGAGTTAGAAGATACTATAAACTTTTTAAACGCTGTAGAAAACCAAACTGTGGTAGCACTAGATGACATAACTGAAGCAATACCAAAAGTAGCACCAGTTATTAGACAACTTGGTGGAGATATAAAAGATTTAGCATTTTTTATGGCTGCAATGCAAGAGGGTGGAGTGAAAGCGTCAGAAGCAGCAAATGCTTTAAAATCTGGTCTTGCATCTTTAATTAATCCATCAAAAGCAGCAAATGAACAAGCCCAAGCATTAGGAATTAATTTACAAGGAATTGTTGATCAAAATGCTGGAGATTTAAGAATGACAGTTATGAGTTTTGCTAATGCATTACAGCCATTAGACGACTTATCAAAAGCAAGATTAATTGAAACAATTTTTGGAAAGTATCAATTTGCAAGAATTTCAACTTTATTTGATAACGTTGCTAGAAGTGGTAATCAAGCATCTAGAGTTTTAGATATTGCAAATGAATCTACAGAAGCCCTAGCAATGACTGCCGAAAAAGAACTTGGAGTAACAGCAGCATCTTCTGCAGTAAAATTTCAAGCATCTATAGAAAAATTAAAAGCATCTCTTGTTCCAGTTGGACAAGCATTTGCAGAAGCACTAACACCACTTATAGAATTTGCAACAAAGGCTTTAGAAAAATTTAATAGTTTTTCAGATGGAACTAAAAAAGGAATAGTAACACTATTAGCAGTTCTTGGTGGAGTTGGACCAGTACTATTAATGTCTATTGGTTTAGTTGCTAACGGTTTGGCAAATATTGGAAAAGGTATAAACCTATTAAGAAAAGGGTATCAAAATATAGTATTAGGTAGTGGAGAAGTAGGAAACGCTACAAATTATATGACAATGGAACAATTAGAAGCCTTGTCGGTAGCAAATAATTTACATAGTGCTCACGAAATGTTAACAAGCCAATTTGCTTTAGAAAGTGGAGCACTCCTTGAACTTACAACAATTTATAGACAAGCAACAGCAGCCGCACAAGCATTTGCGACAGCAAATCCAGGAATGGTTACTCCAGGAACTGCAAAAAGATTAAAAACTCCTAAATTTGGAAAACCTCAACCTCCAATACCAATGGCCGAAGGTGGATTTGTTCCAGGAACTGGAAATAAGGATACGGTTCCAGCAGTATTAATGCCTGGTGAATTTGTTGTTCGTAAAGATGCAGCACAAGCAAATTCCCAAACTCTTAAACAAATGAATAAGGGTGGAGGAACTTATAGATCAAAAGGAACTCCAATGTTTGGAAAAGTTGCATACAGGGCTGAAGGAGATATAAATCCATTAGGAGATATAAATCCATTTCATGCACAAACACAATCTTTACATTTTTTTGATGCAGCAGATATGGCTTCTATTGATCCAAATATTAAATTTTTTACAGAAAAAAATGGAATAACTGGAAGATTATATGGTGGATTTAGTATGCTTGGATCAAATGCATTTAATCAATTATTTCAAGGACCACAAGCAGAAAATATAAAAAATTTATTAGGTGGAAACACATCTTCATTTCCAATGCACAGGAATGAAGCACAGGCTATTTATAATCTTTTAGATACAGTTGAAAATCCAAGCAATATTATGAATGCAGCAAAAAAAGAATTAAGGTGGAATTTAGATGCATACCCATCAGAAAGTGATTGGAAAATAAATTCTGCAGAAAGAATAGCAATGGCAGATTTAGATGCAAGAGGAATATATCCAAGTGATCCTAAGTACAGAAGAATGTTTAATGCTTTAACTAGTAAATATGAAAAAATAATTTCATCAGGAGTTACTACAAGACAAAGTGCTACAAAAGTTGTAGAATTTACAAGTAATAGAAATGCAAGGGCATCTACACTAGGAATTACATTAGATAAGGGAATGAAGGCGTATAAAACTGGACAAGGAAGACCAGGAGAATATTCTGGAGGAGTTTCAAGAAGAGGAATGTCTTTAGTTAATCAACTACCAATGTTGAGAGATAAAAGATTTGGAATTGTAGGAGGAAAACAAACTCAATTACCAGAATGGTTGCAAGAACCTCAAACTACCTCAATTCCTAGCACTCAAAGTAGAAGACCAAGAATGGATCAGTTATTAGCAGATCCTAATTCTACAATTAGGTTTGGTGCAGCAGCAAATATTTCAGGAAGAAGAATGGGTCCCTTTGGGGCTCGTGCTAGACGTGCTAAGGGAACTCCTGCATATGGAGAACAAGGAGTAACTCCAGCAATGTTGACTCCTGGAGAATTTGTAGTTAATTCACAATCAGCACAACAGTTTGGACCACAATTACAGGCTATGAACCAAGGAGGCATTGTCTATAGACAAGATCCAAGTGGACCTGGTTATGATGCTCCTAACGCATTACAAAGAAGAAAAAGATTAAAAACTCCTAAATTTGGAAATGCAATGGCAACCCGATTTGCAGATTTTGTGGATCCTGGAAATAGTCAAAGCGTCCTTGATAAAAGTCTAAAAGATTTAAGTAAAACAATAAAAAATAATGTTGAAACATTAAACAAAAATACAAACGTGGTAGAAGATGGAATTAAAGAAAATCAAGATCAAGATAAAAGAAATAGATTTGCAGGTAAGGCAGGAACAATATCTAATATAGGGTTTGCAGTTTCTGGTGCGGCTATGGCTTATGGAATGATGGGTCAAGGAAAGAGTGCAGAAATATCATCTAATGTTGGACAAATAGGCATGGCTGCTAGTTCCTTAGCAATGTTTTTACCTATGTTAACAAATCCAACAATGATGGCAGTTACTGCTATTGCAGGATTTGCTGGATTAGTTATGCTTCATAATAAAACAATGAGTGATGCGGCAAAGAAAGGTTATGAAACAGCATCATTAATGGGTATTACTCAAAAAGAAATGCAAAAAGTTTCTGACGCTACTGGAAAAAACTCTAGATCAGAAATAGCAAGAAGACAAAGAGAAGACGGTGTAACTTATGATCCAAATCAATCAGATTTTGGAACAGGATTTATAACAACAGATGCAGGTAAAGACTTAGTAGAGTCAGTTAAAAAATTTGAAAAAGCAGGCGTAGATAGTGCACAAGCAATTGCTCAAAAATTATCAGGATTTGTTTTAGAAGGTTTAATGACAGCGGTAGAAGCAGAAAGTGTTGCTTTGCAATTAGGAAGAACTATAGGTAGTGCTCAATATGGAGTAAAGGTTCGTGGTGAAATTGTAGATTTAATTGGGGTAAATGGAACAAGTGCTTTAAGAAATCCAATAGAAATAAGAGTAAGACTTCTTGAAGAAACAGAAAAATCTTCAAATTCTTATATACAAGGATTAAGAAAACAACTAGAAGATGCATCTGATTATAGTATTGCTGAAGTGCTTTTCCCATCAAGAGAAAGATTTAAAGAAGCAAGAGAAGAAGGTCAAAATTATATAACATCATTTATGGAATCATTAGATCCAGAAAAAAGACGACAAAGACTTCAAAAAGAATTTGAAGGGGCCTCATTTGGACAATCAGATACTTTATTAAGAAACTCTCAAGAAATGATTGATTCTGCAAAAATTGAATATCAAGAAAGAAAAGCAAGTACTTTAGAAACAGAAAAAAGAATAAAAGCAGAATTAATTTCAACAAAAAATTCAGAAAGAAAATTAGTTCTTGAAAATCAATTAAGTATAATTGCAAAGCAAAAGGCGTTTTTTGAAAATCAATATAATAATCAATCTGACAAATTATTAAAAAAACAAACAACATATTACCAAGATGGGCTAAATTCATTTAAACAATTAGAAAACGAAAAAGAAAAGGCAGGAAAGTTAGATATTAGTAGAAACAAGATTCTTGAAAAGTTTAAAGGAACTGGTGCTCAAGAAATTTCAGAAACAGTGGTTGATAAACTTTCTAAAATAAAAGATAAAGATGTTCAGTATAGAATTAATACACTGATAACATCAGATCAATTAGACGTAGACAATGCATCCAGTTTGTTAACAATGTTTGCTAGTGATGAAAAAGGATTAAGTCGTAAAGTTGATTATATAATAAATACAAAAGGTATTGAAAGTGTCAATAGATTAGTGTCTGGGCTAAGTACTTTAGAAGATACAGAAACACAAAAGAGATTGTTTACAGAAATATCAAATTTAGGAAAAACAAAATTTGATTCTGCTCTTGAATTTTTAAAACAAGCAGAAGGTATACCAGAAGCATTTTTTAATTTATCAGAAGTTAGCAAAAACCTAGACTCAACAGAAATTGCTCAGGCTGGAGAAGATATTCAAAAAGTTAATAAAGAATTAGGAGATATGGGCAAACTAACTAGAGAACAAAAAGATGCTAAGATTTTAAACTTTATTGAAGGCGATCAAGATTTTGCGGTATTGAAAGATGAAGTAGAATACTTTAAGAGTTTAGATGATGTTAATACTAAAACATTCTTTACGGTCTTTAGAACACTGTCTGAAGAGTTTAGTCAAGAAGCAGCAGTAGCGGCTTATCAAGAACAAAATCCAATGTCTTATCAATATCCAGGAATAGTTCCAAAAGGCAATGAGTTAAAAACCTGGTTCTTAAAAAATGTAACAATTCCAGAAACTAAAAACTTTATAGATATTATGCAACAGTTCCCAGAAATATTTGGAGATGCTGTAGAAGGAGCAGATGGTGGAGGATCTATCCCTATTAAAACAGATCAGTTAATAGCATTAAGAATTTTAGGTCTTGATCCAGCAGCACTTTCTCAATTAGATTATGTAAAAGCAGCACAAATACTTAACTCAAGTGCTAAAGAACAAAAGAAAGTTATTGCTGCATTAAATCAAGAACTTCGTGAAAACGCAATAAAAGCATATGCACTTAAATCAGCAGAAGAAGTATTAGAAAATCAAATTGATTCAACATCAAGTGCAATAGGTGCATATATTAATATGCTTGAATCATCAAGCATTGACCCAATTCAAGATCAAATTGATAAATATACCGAACTTACAAATAAACAACAGGATCAAATAGATAAATATCAAAGAGGATTGCAAAAACTATCTGATAAAGAAGATAATATTAATAAGATTTATGATGAAAGAATTTCTGCTATTGATAAAGTAACTCAAGCAAATGATAGATCAGCACAAAGACAACAACGACAAATTGATTTAGCATCGGCAATTGCTTCTGGTGATTTTGGTGCAGCCGCAGGTGCAGTAGCAGAAATAACTAATGCAGAGGCTCAAGCACAATTAGAAGATACTAGGGTAGCACTTGAACAACAACAACAAGCAGAACTTGCTGCTTTGGCGGTAGAAATAAATGGTCAATTATATACTCGTGAACAAATAGAGACTAGTATAAAAACTATAGAAGAAGAAATATATCAAAGAACATTGTTAATTAGAACAGAACAACAAAAAATTGCTGATATTGAAAAAACTATTACTGCTGAAAAAGAAAAACAGCGTAAATTGCAAGTGCTTTCACAAATATCTCAGTTGTCTACACAAATGCAAATGACTGTTGATCAAACACAAAGACAGGCTATGGGTGCTCAAATTGGATATTTAGGACAATCAATTGGACTAGACCCAAACAATCCTCAGTCTATTACAAATCTTTCAAATCAATTAGGAATAAACGCTCAGGCATTAGTTGATAATTTAGCAAAATCACAACAGGTGGTTGGATTGACTGCTTCTGAATTTGTAAAAGAATTTGAAAAGGGTCAAAAACTTGCTGGAAAATTTTCAAAAGCAATAGACGAAACAAGTGTTCAAGGAAAATTATCATTATCATATATGACAAGTCTTCAAAACGCTTGGGCTGGAGATGAAAAGAAAGGCGTTGCTGGATTAGTATCAACAGGAACTACAATAAAAAATACTTTAATAGGTGCAGGAGCAGCAATTGTTGCAGGTAAAAAGGCATTAGATGATGCTTTGGCTGCAGCAAATGTTGCTTTAGCAAATGCAAAAGCAGCACAAAATACTTCTCCACAACTTAAGTATGATCCTAAAACTAAAAAAATGGTTCCAGTAGCATTTGGTGGACTTATAGGATATATGGGTGGAGGAAAAGTAAATAGATATGCAATGGGTGGAAATGTAAATTATAAAGGTTCTACTGAACCTGCACCAGTAAGAATGTCAATTGGAAATCTTGTTCCAGGATTAGGCAATACAGATCGTGTTCCAGCATTGTTAACTCCTGGAGAGTTTGTTGTTCGTAAATCTGTTGCACAAGAAAACTTAGGATTATTACAAGCATTAAATGGAGACGTTTTTCCAGGAATGAAAGGTGGCATGGGTGCAAATGCAATAATGGCACCAATTACAAATACAGTTATGGAAGGAAGCACAACACTGTATAATAATAACTATAGTGTAAATGTAAATGTTGGCGGAACAAACTCTACAGCAGATGAAGTTGCAAACGTTGTAATAAGAAAGATTAAGGGAATGAATGACAGAGGAATTAGAGGAAACAGATACTAATGGCTACTAGCGGATATTTATTAGGAAGAAAAAGATTTAATAGACCACAGGGTGTTATCTGGGCAAATAATTCTGGAATTTTAAGTAATGGCATTATTGTGCCTGACGGTGTTGAAGGTGAAGACTTTATAGTTCTATCAGATCACGGTAGAGGAGAACTTGGTTTTAACAAACAAAGAATTGAAAATAGAAAAAGACTGGTAAATGGAAACATGCGTTCTTACCATGTTGCAGATAAAGTAAGTGTGTCTTGGTCATGGGACATGCTTCCTTCCAGAGCATTTAGTAACGATCCTATATTTAGTGATACAACAGGTAAGCAAACTTCTTTGTCAGAAGAGTACACTGCTGACGGTGGTGCTGGCGGGGTAGATTTAATTAAATGGTATGAAGATAATCCTGGTTCATTTTATATGTTCTTAGCATATGATAGGTTTGATAAGTTTACTAGTTCTGCTTATGCAAATATGGATAAGTATAATGAAGTATTGGAAGTATATTTTGCTTCCTTTGACTATACCGTTGTTAAAAGAGGATCAACTAATACCCACGATTTTTTCAATGTGGATGTTTCTCTTGAGGAGGTCTAATGTTTCAAGACGAAGACCTTCAAGAATATATTAAGACCCATAACACACTAAGTATTCAATCATTTGTAGTTGCCGAATGGAACTTAAATGATTTGGAAAATGTTGCTAATTATGGTAACTATAGGTATCGTCCTACAAGTCAAATAGTTAAGTATAGAACAATGCCAAATTCATTTGATCCCAATGATGATGGCGACTTTTATAGTAACGCTCTTGAGTCTACTAAGGTTTCAGAGTTTTTGACTGATAAGGACGATGCTTTAATTATGTTTGTTGAGCCAGAAAAAAATAGAGAATTGTTATTTAGTCTTAAAGAGTGTTTTCAACCATTTAGACCTCGTTCTGGAATAAATAAGTTAATGTGGTTTAATAATAAATATATAGATAACATTCGTTCTGCACGCAGACCTAGATATTACATGGCTTCAAGAGATGATGAATTTAAATATTGGAGTTCTTATAGAAAAGAAGAGGGTATAGAAAGAGGATTATCTTCTACACAAGATCCTAATAATATTGGGTATGCAATAGAAGACTCTGCTCCTTTTGTTGTTTATAATAATCCAGTTCCAACAAATAGAATTGTAGTAAAAATGCAAACAAATCTTGCAGAGGTATCTATAGGAGAGATTAGAACTTTAGATGGTTTAACTTTAAATGATCCACTTGGTGATAGAACAAAGTCAAGCATTCCTAAAAGATGGGCTGTTGAGTATTTAGATGATCAAAACAATTGGGTAAACGCTGCATCATTTAATGAAGACTCTTTAAGATCAGATGGATCAAATATAGTTTCTTGGGATGGGTATGTAGAACTGTATTATGGAATTAAGATACCAGATGAATATAAAGAACAATTTAACTTAGTTGATTATTTAAGTGCAAGTACACAACTTCCTGTTGGGCTAATGAATGGCGAATCATATTTGGTTGGAGCAACAGAAGATAACTTAGGAACACTTTATACATGGAATACAGAAATATCTGATTGGGATTCTAATACTCCAGAGTATGGGTTTTCATTGTTAGAAGATTCTGATGTTAAGAGAACAGGTTTAGTTAGAGAGTTAACTAGTCCTAAATATTTTAACCTAGATGGTCGAAGGGTATATAGAGATGTAGTATATCTAAAAGGATTAAGACTAGTAGTAGAAACACTTAATGGTCCTGAAACTACCTTTGATTTAATTGAACTATCTCCTAGATTAAAAGCAGATATATCAAACTATGTGTCAGACTTTGAAATAAATAAGATTGTAAGTAATGATACAACAGGCCTTCCAGTAGGTGGACTACTAGCCTCTAACGGTAACCTAAACCTTATGAACTATGACTCAGCCTTTAGTGAACAAAATGAAAACAGTTTAGTATCTTCATACTTAAAACCAAATGTTAAATTTGATTTCTATGAAACAATTTTAGATGTAAATGGATATGACAAATTTGTTCCTTTAAAAACTTTCTATGCCGAAGACTTTCCAAAGATTGCAGGAGGCATAAATGATGTGCCAATTACCCTTAGAGATTTTTTCTTTAGACTTGAAACAACAAAGGCACCAAGTTTGTTCTTGCAGAATACAACGCTTACTTCAGCAATAGCAATTCTTTTAGACAATATTGGCTTTAGCAATTATGTATTTAACACAATAACAAACGCAACAGATCCAGTTATCCCATACTTTTTTGTTGAACCAGATGTTAGCGTAGCAGAAGTACTTCAAAGGTTAGCAGTGTCAACACAAACAGCCATGTTTTTTGATGAGTATAACAACTTTGTTTTAATGTCAAAAGAATACTTACTTCCCGAAGAGGGTGCAAGAACTACTAATTTAGAAATACTTGGAGACACCTCCGAAAAGGGTATAGTTAATTTAACTAATATAGATAGTGCAGAAGTTACAATATTAAACTCAGGTAATATAAACTACACTACAAGATACATTCAAAGATCTCCTTCTAGTTTTAAACAAGGTCAATACTTTGACGAAGACAGAACTTATATTTATAAACCAGTTTTACTTTGGGAAGTAGCATCTGATCAACAACAAAAGACTATTAATGAAAAAGCAAAGAGTGCTCAGGGTTACACATTAGGAGCAACACCTATAAATGCAAATTTGTCCGCTACGCTTCCAAACGTTGTTAATGGGGTAGTTGTAAATAATATTATAGATTTAGGAGAAAACATTTATTGGCTTCCAAGATTTCAAGGGTATTTATATGCAAATGGAGAAATCATTAGATATGATGCAGTAGAGTATGCAATATCAGGATCTCAAAAAGAGTGGATAACTAGCAATCAAGAATATCAAAAATATTTTGCCAATCTTCCTTTTAATGGAAAGATGTATCCTACTGGAAATATAAGAATTTATTCTGAACCATTTTATCAAGTTCTTAATCAAGGAACAGTTAATGAACAAGTTGTTTTTCAAGATGGAGAGGTAAAGGCTCATGGTCGTAGTCAATTTGGAACAGAGATAACTGAGCATTACGCTGGGCTATCTTCTTACTGGAGTGATAATGCAAATGTTCGTGGGTGTCAGATGAGATCAGAGTATATATTTAATACTAAGCCAGTATCTGGAATATCTTTTCCTCCTTTCCCAGCATTAGGAGATGCTGTTGGTGTTAATAACACAGCAGCACAACAATCAGTTCGTACAGGAATAATTGCTAACTTTAATAGAGAAACACTTCCAACAGACGATGCTCTTAAAGCACCAAAGTCAACAGACTCTGCAGTTGTTCAATCTTCTGCTTTAGTATTCTCTGGACCAACTCCAATTCCGCAGGGTATAAAGCCAAGAGATTTAGTATCTTATGTATATAAAGAAATAGATAATGACTATACACACTTTGGAACTAGAATGAGAATTATTGGAAAGAAAGGATCTACAACAGGTTCTCAAAATCCAGTTAACTCTACTGAATACTTTACAGTTACTTCAACCACAGATCAACAATCAACTTTGTCTGGAGGTTCTGGTGGTTTAGGTATTATGATTAATCCAGATAAAAACTATGGATACTTTTTTGAGATAATGTCTTTAACTACAGACAACTTACAACAGTTTACAACAACAAATGAAACAACTGGAGAAACAACAGTTATACATAATATAATTTTTTATAAAGTAGTTCCAGGAACAGTTGATGGAGCAACTGCTGCAGTTCCTAAAAAACTATGGGGTGGCATAGGAAAAATTTTAGTAGACGAAGGAACACTAGTAGGGCAAGATAGACTTACAGCACAAAGCAATCCAACAGTTTATGATTTAGCAGTAGAGTATGAAGATATTGGAAGCGTAAGAAGATTTTATCTATATATCAATAATGCTATTGTTGCAACAGTAGATGATGTTAGCCCATTGCCATGGTATAACGGAATGGCTTTGTTTACTAGGGGATCTTCAAAATGTATGTTTGAAAATATATATGCACTAAAGAATGTTCAACAACAAGATGTGGGTGCTACCCTTGTTAAGAATATTAGAAATCAATATGGTAGATTAACTACTACAAGTATTTCTCAGGTGTTTGGTGATGAAGAATTAACTAGTTCTGAATCATTAAGAAAGTACTCTATATCTGGACTTATTCAGTCAACTCTTTTATCTGGAATTAGTGCAGGAGCAGCCCCTAAGTACAAAATATACTTTGAAGAATTTGGAACTATCTTTAGAGAATGTGCTTATTTTAATATTAGATATGATCAAGCCTACCCAGCATTAGTTGCAGTTATTGCTCCTTCAATAAGTAAAGAAAAATCTTATACTATCTCTGGATTTAGAGCGGGTAGTTATGGAGCAGAGTTTTTAATATTTAATAATACAGATAAACTTATGTCATTAGATGAAACAACTGGAAACTATTTAAGAATTTTTGGAGTTACCTTTACTCAAAATACATCTAACGTATTGACAGTAGATGACTTCTTTAGAAAACGCTCAGATCAATCTGATCCAGTATATGTAAATAACACTTTATATTCTCCACAGGTAGCACAAAAAACATATCAGAATATTCAGTTGAGTAGATCAAAGTATGGTAAAAGAGATTTTTCATTAGACTCTCCATATATTCAAAATGATGATACTGCAAATAACTTGATGTCTTGGATAGTAAGTAAGACTCTTAGACAAAGAAAGAAGATTGGTTTAGAAACTTTTGGAACATCTCATCTTCAATTAGGAGATCTTGTTACAATAGATTATACTCTTCCTGATGGATATAAGTTTGTTGATCCAGAAACACAGTTTGTTGTTTCATCAATATCTTATAGAAGAGATCAGAACGGTCCAACTACAGCAATTAAGGTGGTAGAAGTTTAATGGCAAAAAAACCAACACCAGCAAAAACTAAAGAAAGAGTAGCATATTTAGAGCAACAAGTTAAGTTACTTCCTAAAGAACAACAAGAAGCAGCACTTAAGCAGGTTAAATCAGATGCAAAAAAAGGAGGAGGGCTAACAAGGGATGAACTAGTTGCTTATGATAGAAAATTTAATACAATACTTTATGGTGTAGATGGAAAAAGCGGCACTATTGGAAAACCAGACGCTGTTACATTTTCAGCCACAGTTTCAGTAGCAAGTAATACTTCTACTCCTACATATACCCCTCCAGATGTAGTAGTAAGAACTCCAACTAGAGACGTAGTTAATTTTACAGACGATTCTAATATAGGTGTAGAACTTATAACTAATCTATTGTTTGAAAACTTAGGGGCAAATGAATTAGTTAAATTTGAAAGACATGATACTATCGAGGGTACTAATGCAAATTATGACATTATCTCTAATCTATCTTCAGTTAGAAAACAATTTGATCCAGCAAGTTTAATATCTAGACAAAAACCAGATAGATCTTATTTTGACATATTCAATATTAAACTAGAAGATAAAATACCTAGTCAAAAATATTTACAAAACAATCCAAAGATAGATGGAAGTGGACAGGTAAATACTACAGACTATGTTTACATAGATTCAGTTGGTAACCTAGTTGTAGAATTAGTTAACATGAACTCTGATGAATTGGTAGAAGTAGAAATAGAGTCGAGTGGTACAATATATGTGGGGTACGAAATTGATTACTGATAGCGGAAAACAACTTGTAGCGAAATACTTACTTGGTCAGGCTCCTGCCTATGCCTCTTATATAGCCGCTGGAGTAGGGTCTAAGGCCCTTTCAACAGAAGAGACAGTACTTATACCATCCGACAAAAACTCTCTCGATTTCGAGGTTTTTAGAGTTCCCATTACATCTAAAGGTTTTATCAAAGAAAATGGGGTAGAAAAAATTATCTTTAAAGCAGAAATGCCATCAGAACAAAGATATCAAATAACAGAATTAGGTGTATACCCAGCCGTTAGCAATTCAGTAGCAGGCAAATATGATAGTAAACTATTAGTAACTTTTTCTCCTACCGAACAGTGGCAGTATGTGTTAAATGGTAGTGCTTCTGCTGTACCGTATCCAAATGAGGCTTTGGATAGTGATAACAATATAAGTGATATAAACGCAGATATAGAGGATGTCCTATTTATAAACTCTGACTCTACTATGTTTAATAACCAAACAAGAAAAGATAGAAACGAAGGTCCTAGATTTTTAAATACTTCTTTAATGATAAATGGCAGTGCTTCATTCTTGACTGAAACTTTTACACCAACATCTAATTCTATATCTCTTGAAAATTCAAACATTGCTTTTGATCTTGGTCAAAATCTTCCAGATGATAAATTAAAGATTGCTTTATCATTAGTTAGCAAGTCTAGTGTTACAAACGCTAATCCTAGTCTAGTTAGAATAAAATTAGAATTTATCAATAACCTATCTGGTATTGCTATTGCCGCTCCAAAGGCTACATTAAAAATGAACTTAACAGATGAAGACTTTTTAGATGAATTTGATAATGTCAAAAGGTATATTATTGTAGAAAAGACTTTGTCACAATTTGTTAAGGATGACAATTTTTCATGGTCTAACATTAACTATATAAGAATTTATGCTACAGTTTTAGTTAATAATCAACCAACAGAAAACTATTATATAGTATTTGATGGAATGCGTTTAGATAATTTAACATCTGAAAATCCTTTGTATAGTTTGTTTGCTTATAACTTACTAAAAACTGATGATGGATATCCAATTCTTAAACAAGAAAATACAAGTAATTATATTGAGTATAGATTTGGAATTGGCGTTGATGGATAGTGGCAAAGTTCATTATTCCAATTAATAAACTACCAGCACCTTCTCAAGATGGTACTCAAAATTTAAGATTTAGAATTACAACAGACGACAAGAACAGTCTATCTCAATGGTCTACAATATTTTCTTTAGAAAGTGTTGGACAAAAAGATCCAGAGCAAGTAGAATCCAACCTTACAGCCTTAACCGAAGATGGACCATTTGAAATTGTTTGGAATCCTAATGTATCTACTTCGGTAAATAGTCATGGAATTGTTGACAACGAATTACAAGCATATGATATTTTTGTTAAATGGAACTACGATGCAAACTTTAGTTATTTTGGTAGAGTAACAGGAAACAAGGTTACTATCTATAAACCACTTCCTGCAACATCTTTAAGAGTGCTAGGACAACTACCATCTCACCCAGTTCCAACAGAACCAATTTTGATGTTTCAAATATTTGACACAGGGGTTGTTCCTTTATAATGGTATACCCACAAGTTTATAGTTCTCAGACTGGTCAATGGACTAGTTTATTTGAAGAGGCTGTATCTATAGAAAATGTTGGGGGTATAGATTTAACTAATCCTCAAGATAATGATATATTAACT